ACTCGATGACTTGCCAGACATGCGGGCCGGTTGCCATCAGGGTGATGGTCTGGCCCTGCTTGATGGTGATGCGCGGCAGACCGCCGACGTCAAACCCGATGTTCGTTTGCGGCGTTGGCTCCAGCGTGCCTGTAGCATCGCCCAGGCCGAAGAAGCGCACGCACTTGCCGGAATTGTCGGGAATGCCCAGCGCATCAGGGCGCGGGATGGTGATGGTCAGGCCCGTCACCATGAGGTGCAGCACTGCGCCGATATCGTCCGCCGTCAAGGCGCGGCTTGCGCCCACGCCGATGTACCTGGCCATGCTTCCCTGCGCGTCTTGCACAAACTCGGCATTCGCCAGTTTTTTGAGGCGTCAAACTTCGCCAGGGTCGGCACCTCTTTCATGCTGTATTGCGGATGCGGATCTGCCGCCGCCTGGTGGGCCGCCAGTTTCTGTTCACCGTAATCGAGCACCTCGTTATCTCGCCTGTCGACGTGGTTACGCATGTTGATTTGCTGATCATCAACGTAGGATCGTTTGGCCAGCAGCGGATGCGGATCGACATCGGCCTGGTGCGCTGCCAACTTCTGATCCCCATAGGCGAGCACCTCGTTATCGCGATTGTCGACGTGGCTACGCATGTTGACTTGCTGATCATCGACGTAGGATCGTTTGGCCAGCAGTGGATGCGGATCGGCGTCGGCCTGGTGTGCGGCCAATTTCTGATCACCATAGGAGAGCACTTCGTTATCGCGCTTGTCGACATGACCGCGCATGTTAATTTGTTGATCATCGACGTAGGATCGTTTGGCCAGTAGCGGATGCGGATCGGCGTCGGCCTGGTGCGCGGCCAGTTTCTGCGCGCCGTAATCGATCACCTCGTTATCGCGCTTGTCGACGTGGCTGCGCAAGTTGCTTTGCTGATCATCGACATATTTTCGGGTAGCCAAAATGACGGACGGGTCGATCTTCAGTTCGATGGCGGCCGTGCTGGCGACGATCAGCACGATGCGCACCACTTGCGTGCGGCCGCTACCCTCTGCCATCAGGGGCTTGTAGCTGGGCGGGCAGTTGGCCACGGCGCACAGGTCGCCGGCCTCGTCGAAGATGCCGATTTCGCGTATCCACCAGCCGCCCACGTCCTCCGGCAGCACCTGCTCGACGATGATCTGGCTGGCGTTGGCCGGGTCGATGCTGAGCTGGTTCAGGCCCGCGCGGCGCACTTCATGCACCAGCGCCTTTTGCGTGCGCGATGGCATGGGCAGGCTGCCGTTGCCGTCGCCTACGGCCAGGTGCTTCAGTTTCAGGGTCAGCCCCAGGGCGATGGCGTTGGCCAGCTTGGCCTCGCCCACTTCGGTCAGGATGGCAAAGTATGTGCTCATGGATAGATGGTCAGGGTGTCGATGGTATAGGATGCGCCGGCCTGCAACAGCGTGCCGCGCACTTCGATGGTTTCCGCGATCCACGGATAGACGGTCATGGCGTCGCCGTGGTAGGTGCAAGCGCCCGCGTAGACGTTGCCCCGGCTTTCCAGAAAGATCGCCAGGCCCGTCATGTGGCGGCTGACAGGCTTGGCGTCGGCGATCAGGCGTTCCATTTCCTGAAACATGGCGTCGGTGATGCCGGCGTCGAGCACGCCCACGTCGAGGCGGAAGGTGCCGGGCACGCCAGGCGGGGCGGTCTGCCACCATTCCGTAATGCGGATCAGGTAGCCCAGGGACTCCACCACGCGGCGCACGGCGGCAATCGTGCCCTTGTGCTTGTGGATAAAGTAAGACGCCTTGATGGTGCCGCGCTTGATCGACTCGGGCCAGTTGTCGTCCCAGCGGTCGACGGAACAGGCCCAGGCCAGGAACGGCAGCAGGGCGACCGGGCAGCGATCCGCGCTCCACAGGTCGCGCAGCGGCACGGGCACGTTGACCAGCTCCGCGCAGGCCACGGCAATGGCGCGCTCCAGCGCCGTGGTGTTGGGCGGCAGGGTGGGCACGAGCTTATTCATCGAGTACCACCACATTGAGCTGGATGGCGGTGCAGCGCGCGGCCTGGGTGGCGTTCAGTTCGATATCGGCCGCTGGGCTCGTCAAGACGACCTTGCGCACGCCTTCGACGTGGACGGCGGCGCTGCAGGCGGAACGGTAGATGCTGTGGCCCAGCGGCCGGCGCGGCTGCGAGACGCGCGCGGCGTTGGCCCGCGCGGCGTCCAGCAGGATCGGCACTTCCGGGCCGACGCCGATAAACAAGGTGGCCTCGATCTGGTAATCGATGACCTGGGCGGCCTGCACGGTCAGGCGGTCGCCCAGGGGGCGCACTTCCTCGGCGTTGAGCGCGCGCGCCACGGTGGCCAAGAGCGCGGCGTCGGCGATGCCCGTGTCGTTGTTGGCCAGTACCGTGACGGTGACGCTGGCGGGCGCGGGGCTGGTGGCGCTTGCGTCCTTGACGCGGCCGTCGGCACTGCGGGCGTGGAATTCATACGACGCCTTCGGGCCGGCCACGGACAGGCCATCCGGCGCTTCCTGGATGCGCAGGCGGTAGGCGTCATTATCTTCCATGACGGCGGCCACGGGCGGCAGGGCGTTGGGATTGGCCGGCGTGATGACCAGGCGCGCCACGTTGACGTTGGCGCCCAACTGGTCCAGGTCGCCATTGACGGCAAAGGCCAGCATGACGGCCTTGCCGGCGTCGTTGACGCGGTTGCGCAGGATGGTTTCTTGATAGCTGTTCTCTTCCAGCAGCTTGGTGGCCGGCTCCGATTCCAGCTCCAGCAGGGCGGTGACGGCCGCGCGCTCGGCTTCCGGCAGCAGGCTGACCAGGTGGGCCTTGCGGCTGGCCAGGATGGCCTCGAAGTCCAGCACTTCCACCACGCTGGGCGCGGGCAACTGCGTCAGGTCGATGGGCGTGCTCATACTGTGCCCCCTTGCTTGACGGGCACGGCCAGCGTGATGCCCTGGCCATTCGCCGTGCCATCGAGCAGCAGCGCAATGGCGCCGTCCGTGTCGCGCGTGAGCTGCACGCTGGCGAGCTGCAGGCGCGGCTCCCAGCGGCGCAGGGCAAAGGCGGTGGCGGCGTAGATGCGCAACTGCGTGGCGCTATTTAAGGGCTGGTCGATCAGCTCGGGCACCTCGGAACCATAGCGGCGGCGCCGGATGCGCGAACCGATGGGCGTCGTAATGATGTCGGCGACGGACTGGCGCAGGTGGCCCAGGCCCGTCAGGCTGCGCCCGGTGGCGGCGTGCATGCCCATCATGCTTGTGGCCCGCCCGACTTGTCACCGCCGGTCTTGACGCCGCCGTGCGCATGCGTGGCCAGGCTGATGGCGCCGGCCAGCACGTCGTCGCTGGCCTTGATCGTCCCTTGCACGGCCATGGCCACGCCGCCAGCGGCGCCGGCCTTGGCGTTCACGCCGCCGTTCAGTGTGGTGGCGCCGTTGACGGTGGCGGCTTGCTTGACGATGAGATTGCCCATGACGGTCAGGTCGCCCGTGCAGAGGGTGCTGGGCGCGTCGGACGTGACCTTGTCGGCTGTGATGGTAGCGGTACCGCCTGGCAGGGTGGCCCTCAGGGCATGGGCCGCGTGGTCGTACTGCACCACGGCGCCGTCCGGGTAGTGCGTGGTGTGGATGCTGTCGCTGGACTCGGGCGCGTCAAACGCCTGCGAGTACAGTGCCGGCAGGATGATGCCGCGCGTCAGGTCGCCGCCAGGGGAAAAGACGATGACTTGTTCGCCGACAGTCGGCGCTGACCAGGTGCGCGTGCTGCCGGCGCGCCGGGTGGCCCATTTCAGCCATTCGGTGGTGAGTGTCGGCCCGAGCCGCACGCGCGCCTTGGCCCCGTTGACCTCGGCAATAGTGCCCAGGCGGATCAGGTTTTGCAGCAAGCGGAGGAGGTCGGACAGGTCGGCATTCATGCATTGCATGTTGCCGAAGTCCGCGTGCGGATGCACGCGGGGGCGGGTTGATATGTGATTTAATGACTTAACACATTACATCGTCTAAATTTGTATTCTTATCGGCGAGCACCTAGCCGCGCCGTTAGGGGGAAATATGAACGAAATAATAGTGCTATGATCGTAAAAATTAATCGGTTGTTATTCGAGTGTTTTTTTTTGCTGGAGATTCATGATAAGTTGGTCCGTTGAAATAATGGTGAAGTTTTTTGAGTTGATGGTTTACCTTTCATTTTAATATTATTCAATAATCAATTTATTATTTCAATAAATTATGAAAAAAGAAAACAAAAAACATGAGAAAATACAAGGTAGTTGTATTTTTAAGGAAGAATCTGATGCATCGAGTCATATCGGGGTATCTAAAGAGCATCTATGGTCGGATTGGATGGATAATTTTCTCCCTCATGGTCGCGCCAATAGTAGTCATTCACATATTAAAACTAGAATCACCCAACCTGACCCAAATTTTCTTGATATTAGGCCCGTGACCAGCGAGCATCGCGGACCAATGAATACTAGAAAGTTGAGAAATGTCTGCATGGAGTGTAATCGCGGCTGGATGAGCGATATCGAACAAGATGTTAAAAAAATACTCAGTGAACTTATTCAAGGGAAATGTACCTTGATTACTGTTGATGAACAAATTTTTCTTTGTAGATGGATAGTTTTGAAAAGCATAATTGGTGAGTACACTGATATACCTTTAAAGGCGATTCCTGAATCAGATAGGATGCATTTGAAAAAATGAAATCGGTGCCTCCTAATTGGAAGATATGGCTCGGCGACTTCCTCGGTAAAGATGAAGGTTGGCGTCAGAAATACAGTCATACAGGCGCAATCATGCATAGAACTGATAGACCAGTTCCTACAATTCCTAATTGTCAAACTACAACATTCGTGCTTAATGAATTGTTCATGCATGCCAGTAGTATGCCCGAATT